CTCAGTACACGCGGTATTTCACGTAACGCCCGCACCGTTCTGATTATGCAGCGTCTGCATATGGATGACCCGACCGCACACCTGTTACGACAGGGTGGTTGGGCACATCGCTGTTTCCCGATGGAGTACATCCCAAAGAGAGAAGCAGTGAACGGTGCAACAGCTTACACCCCAGATCCGGGTGATCGTCGCACAAAAGAAGGTGAACCGCTTTGGCCATCGCTTTTCTCACAAGAGAAGCTTCAGCCAATGAAAACGCGCTTGGGACCTTTCGGAACAGCCGGTCAGCTTCAACAGCAGCCCACTCCTGAAGGCGGCGGTTTATTCAAGCGTGAATGGTTCAAGTATCTTGATGCGATTCCGCGGTCTGTTCGCCGACGAGTTCGTGGCTGGGATACAGCTGCAACCGAAGATGGTGGCGACTACACTGTAGGCGTTCGCATTTCCGAATTGCACAACGGCTGCTTCGTCGTTGAAGACGTCGTGCGTGAACAACTCGGACCCGCTGGCGTTGACGCATTGATTCTCTCGACGGCTGAGGCAGATAACGCTTTTGCGACTTGTCCTCAACGTGAGGAAAAAGAAGGCGGTAGCGCTGGTGCTGCTGTCATCGTTGCACGAGCGAAACTACTCAATCGCTTCGATTACCGGGGTGTGACCATCTCGGGAAACAAGATCGTGAGAGCGAAGCCGTTTCGGTCTCAGTGTGAAGCCGGAAACGTTTTCCTCGTTCGTCGTGAGTGGAATGATGAGTACCTTCGCGAGTTGAGCAACTTTCCTGTTGGGTCGAAAGACGACCAAGTTGACGGTTCCTCGAGCGCGTATAACTCATTGGTTGAAGAACCCGCCGCAATCGAAGAGATTCCGACGGGTGTAGGCGAGCGGCATCGTCCTTGGGAAGTTGGCAACTACGCCGAAGGTGAAGAGGTCCCGGTATGAAACCGGAAGATCTTTCACCTTTCAACTCTGTTTGCATGGCGTGTTGCCATGATCGGTCTAAGCTCGCTTTTTGCGATAGCGCTTGTAAAACGGAATCACCTGGGCGCATCGTAGCAGAAAAAGCACATGAAGAACACTCTGACCGAATCGGCGACCCAGACCCGGAACCTGTGGTCGCATTTCCACACTTACACCGAAAGTGTGAACGTTGTGGATTTGACTGGCTTGAGCTTTGCTTGGCTATCCGAATCGTGGACGCGAGTTAAGAAGTTTGAGTTGAAGCCGCCGCCGTTTTGGACATTCTGGATGTTGCCGCTGATGGCTTTCTCTGCCGGGCAGCGCCATTACAAAACGTTAGCGCTTCTCGTTGTTTGGTTAGCGATTCATTTGTGGGCATCTTATGGGCGACGTCGTTCCAATTTCAACCGACGCTAAAGGCCGCGTAGCCTTGCCCGAGATTGGGTCTACCGGACTCAAGCACGGGAACGGAATTCTCGAGGAGGAATTCCTACGCGAGTTGCGCGGTCTCCGCGGCGTTAAGACCTTCCGTGAGATGTCACGTAATGACGCAGTCGTTGGCGCGTCGTTATTTGCGTATGTGACTCTCGCCTGCGAAGTCAAGTTCCAGATTGATAGCGCGAAGCCGGGTGACAAGAAAGCTGACGAGGTTCGCGACTTCGTCCAGCAGTGTCTCTTCGACGACATGAGCATTTCATGGCGTGAGTTGATCTCTCAGATCCTCACGTTCATGACTTATGGCTGGAGCTTCTTCGAGGTCGTGTACAAGCGACGCGGCGGAGAGACGAACAACCCGCAAACGCATTCCAAGTACAGCGACAACAAAATCGGTTGGCGTAAGTGGGCGGTTCGCGGCCAAGAAACGCTCGACAGTTGGGTGATTGACGATCACGGTGAAACGACGGCTTTCGTGCAAAAAGCATGGCCGTTGATGCAGCGTGTCGAGATCCCGATGTCGAAAGGACTGCTGTTCAAAACGCCAAGTGAGAATAACAGTCCTGAAGGTGTTTCGATTCTCCGGACGGCGTATCTATCGTGGTACTATAAACGGCGCCTCCAGATCCTGCGTGGCATAGGAATGGAGCGGGATTTGGCCGGCATGCCAATGTTGACGCCGCCTCAAGGCGTGAACATCTGGAACGAGAACGACGCCGCGGCCACGCGCCTAAAGAGTCTCGCCGAACAGCTCGTTCGTAACATTCGCCGTGACGAACACGAAGGTATCGTCAAGCCGTTCGGGTGGGAGTTCGAGCTCGTCTCCACCTCGGGAAGTCGCCAGTTCGATATTACGAGCGTCATCGCACAACTCAACCAAGAGATTGCGATGTCGGTGATGACTGACTTTCTTCTCGTCGGCCACGAGAAGGTCGGTGCTCGTTCGCTGTCGATTGACAAGCGTGAAACGTTTGCTCACGCCGCCGCGAGTTTCCTTGACATCGTCTGTGACGTCGTTAACCGCTTCGCCATTCCCCAGCTTGTTCGCTTGAACGGTTGGACCGCGGATCTTTGTCCCAAGTTGGGACATGGCCCAGTGGCTGAAGTGTCGTTGACCGAACTGACACAATTTGTCAGTAACCTGACCAACGCTGGAGTTCTCTTCCCTGACCAACAGCTTGAGGAACATCTGCGTCGTCGTGCATATTTGCCGCCTCCGCCTGAAGATTCGGAAGAGAAGCGGTTAGAGATGATTGAGAAGAAGACCGCGCCCCGCACTCCGGAGCCTACGAAGGAGCCACCCGTTGAAGAATGAAGACTTCGTCGTCCTCGTCAAAGGCTCTGAAAAGCGCTACACTTTGGGTGTAGTGTATGAGCCGGACGTCGCCGACACGCAAAACGAATTCGCGAAAGCCGAAGACATCGAACAGGCCGCTTGGGACTTCATGGCGCGCATGCAAGCTGCTGGGCAATTTGGCCAGTTCGTGTTCAAGGCTGCTCTCTCTGGTGATGAAGCTGAACTCGACGTCACCGAGATGGAAGAGATGTTCAAGTCGCAGGGACTTGACGATGAACACCTGCAAGTCACCGAGCCGTTGGGTGACATTGTCGAAAGCTATATCGCCCCGTGCGATATGACAATCGGTGAACAACTCGTCAAGAAGGGTACTTGGATGCTCGGCGTTTGTTGGAACGAACAAATGTTCGAGAAAATCAAGAAAGGCGAGCGGACTGGTCTTTCAATGTTTGGATTGACAAGACGAGTAAAGGCGTAATACAATGTCTACACCCGTGAAAAAGCGCCTTTTCGGTATGGTCGTCAAGAACGTTGCGGCTGTGGGTAGCCCCGCGAACCGCCGGAAGTTCTTGATGATTAAGTCAGCTGAACAGCTGACGAAAGATGAAAGCGTCGTTTCTTTCGGCGAGGCCTTGATGGGCCAGCGCATGTGGAAGATTTACGACTCTTTATCACAGCACTACAGTGCTTTGATGACCGCGCTCGACAGCGTTCGTCGTGAAGAGGGCGCTGACAAGGCAGCTGGGACCACAGCCGCCTTAAACGACTATCTGACAGCGTTGAAAGCAGCACTGCCGGGGATGTTGAACGAGTTGGTCGGGGGAGAAGCGGACTTGGCGAAAACGGCGGAGATTCTCCGCCAACTTCGGCCAGGGTTGCAGCCACTCGAGAAGAGCGGCGGCGAAAACGAAAACGATGCGATTCAGTCCTTGGTAAAGGGATTGGACGCCATCATCACCGAGGTGGAGGCTATGAGCGAGACGAAGACCGAAAAGAAGATGGACGCAGGAGTGCTGCGTTCCTTGGGCCACAGCATGTCGACCCTGTTCGCCAAGGCCATGGGCGCCGACGACGCCACCCTTGCCGAACTCGAGAAGTCGGCCGGCAACGAACCGAAGACCACGCCCGTGGATCCCGCGATTCTCGAGCGCCTGGCGAAGTCGGAAGAGACCACGAAGACCCTGCTCGAACAGTTGCAGAAGTCGAACGAGCTCATCGCCGGCCTCACCGAACGCGAGGAACTCCGGAAGTTCGCCGACGAAGTCGCCGGCTTCAAGGAGATCGGCCTCGACCCGACCAAGGACGCGATGCTCCTGAAGTCCATTTCCGAAAAGCTGCCGAAGGAACACGCGGACCGCGTTCGCGAGATCTTCCGTTCGGCCATCGCCGCCAAGTCGGCCGTCGCCCTGATGGGCGAAGTCGGCACGACCGGAGCCGGCATCATCCCCGGCTCTGTCGCCGAGGAAGTCCAGAACAAGGTCAACGAGATCATGTCGAAGAACGACAAGGTCGATGCGGCCGCGGCCCAGAGCATGGTGTTCCAGGCGAACCCCGGGCTCTACGACAAGTGGCGCCAGGAAACCAGCGTTCGGTCCTAACGGACCGTTCGCTGAAACACGTTCACGTTAGTAGAAAGAAACCCGCGCTGGTGTAGGGACGCCCCGAACCAGCAGAGATTAGAGGGACGCCCCTCTAGGGAGTTTGAGAAATGGCCGGCAGCGAAAACACCGTTTGGAACGAGAGCTATCAGGCAAACGCCGACCTCTCTGCGAAGCAGTACTTCCTCGTCAAGCGCCACTCGACCGAAGGCCAGTGCGCCCTCGTCGCCGCAGCGACTGACATCCCCCTCGGCATCCTGCAGAACAAGCCGGCGGCTGCCGGTCGCGCTGCGGAAGTCATGATCCTGGGTCGCTCGAAAGCCCAGGTCGCCGCGGCCACCGACATCGCCATCGGCGACAAGCTCGGTCCCGACGCCAACGGTCGTCTCGAGAAGAAGACGGCGAACAACGACATCGTTTGCGCGATCGCCGAACAGGCGGCGACGACCGCGACCGGTGACATCATCATGGTGACGCTCATCACGCCGACCTGGTTCGGGGCGTAATCACAACTGATTAGGTGGGCCAATTTCGGTCCACCTAGTCGCACAAGGACAAGGAGACTCACGTGCCAGGACAGCCCACACCGCAGGATCTGCATGTCAATGCGTTGCTGACCAACCTCAGCATCGGGTACAAGAACCCCGCATACATTGCCGATCGCATGTTCCCCATCGTCACGGTGAACCGTCAGTCGGACATCGTGCCGAAGTACGACCAGTCGCACTGGTTCCGCGACGATGCCAGCGTTCGGGCACCGGGTACGAAGTCGACCGGCGGCGGATTCACCGTCGACACGACCGACACGTACTTCGCCCGCCGCTTCTCGCGCCGCTTCGAGATTCCGGACGAGCTCCGCCGCAACGCGGACGCGCCCTGGAACCTGGACAACGACGCCACCCGCTTCGTCACCGACAAGGTGCAGATGCGCCGCGAAGTGCAGTTCGCCGGCACCAACTTCGTCACCGGCCGCTGGGGCACGGACAAGACCGGCGGCACGGACTTCACGGTGTGGTCGAACTACGGCGGCTCGACGCCGGACCTCGACTGCGATGCGTACCGTGATTCGGTCGAAGCCGGCATGGGCCAGGAGCCCAACAAGCTCGCTGTCGGCAAGCAGGTGCACCTGCAGCTGAAGAACCACCCGGTGCTGATGGACCGCATCAAGTACACCCAGCGCGGCCAGCTGACGGCCGAGCTCATCGCCTCGCTCCTCGAGTTCGAGGAGTACCTCGTTGGTCGGTCCATCTACACGACCACCATCGAAGGCACCGCGGAGGCTTCGGTCTCCTACACGCGCATCTGGGGCAAGAACGCCCTGATGCTCTACACCCCCGCTTCCGCCTCGCTCCTCACGCCGGCGGCTGGCTACACGATGGTGTGGCAGGTTGTGGCGAACGCGCTGCAGTACATCAAGCGCATGCGCAACGAGGAACGGGAAATCGACATCATCGAGGCGAACACCTACTTCGACCAGAAGATGACCCTGGCGAAGGCCGGTCTGTTCCTCTCGGGCGCCGTCGCCTAAACCGCGACACCAAGGACAGAAGGAGACATCGTGGGAGAATCGTCAATCGGGAGTCGGGAGGGCGTCAAGAACGTCCTCTATTGGGCGAAACGAAGCTTCATGTATGGCGTTCGGGGGAGTACCGAACGCCAACTCGATCGTGGTCAGGTCTTCAAGCTCGAAGGCCTCATCAACGACAAGCTGTTAGTCGATCTCGCTTACGTCAGCGAGGTTCCGGAAGGCACAACCACCTACGCATGCCGCGGCTGCGGCGGCGAATTCGTTGATATGGGGATGCGCGATGGGCACGGTGATCTCCGTCACCGCACCAAGACATTTACCCCGCCACCGCCGCCTGTCCGTCGCGATGACGAGACCAGCGAGATGTATCAGAACCGTCTCGATGCTTGGGCTGCTGATGCCGGTCGTCAGGCTGACGCCGCCATGGAAGAGCTCGACCGGAAAGAAGACAGTCTTGCGCCGATTGACTTGACGAAGTCGTCGGCAAGCCGCGCTTAAGGGAGACCGAACATGAAATCCTCGAGTCACATGAAAGGGCGGCTGCTCAGCTTTGTCGCCGTCCTCGCCGTCGCCGCATTGTCGGCGCAGCTCGTCTACTCACAGCAGCAAATCAACATCCTCACGCGCGGCACCGGCGGTGTCGGGTCATTGATGTTGGGTGTCAGTCAGGGCGCGAGTGGTGCCGGGCAGAACACTCTGATGATGACCGGCAGCGGCGCACCAACGAGCGGCACGAGCGGAACGGGTGTTCGGTTGGCCCCTCCGGGATCGCTCTACGCCGACGTGACCAACTTCCGCTGGTACGTCAACGCGAACACGACGGCGTCGCCGCTGTGGTACAACGCATTCGGATATGCGGGCAGTACGCAGTACGCCGAAGTGTCGCTGACCAACGCGCAGATGTTGGCGCTGAGAGCTACACCGATTTCGTTGGTGGCCGCCCCGGGCGCGGGCAAACTGCTGGAATTTATCTCTGCGCAGCTATTCTTCGACTACACCGGCGCGTATACCGAGACCGCCGACAACATGGCGGTGAAGTTTACGGATGGTAGCGGCGCCGCAGTCAGTCAGACGATTGAAGCGACGGGTTTCGTCGACGCGACAGCGGATACGGTGACGAACGGTTTGGCGAAGATTGACGCTATCGTCGCCGCGACGAGTGCCGCCAATCAGGCGTTGGTACTTCACAACACTGGTAGTGGCGAGTACGGCGGTGGCAACGCGGCCAACGCCGTGCGTGTCAAGGTCGCTTATCGCGTTCACTCGACGGGTCTGTAATGGGAGGCCCCAAGATCACTGCGCCGGTGAAAGCGGCCTCGCCCGCACCGGTTGACGAAACCCCGCTGGCGCCGGAAGCTCCGCCCACGCCGGAAGCTCCGCCCACGCCGGAAGCTCCGCCCACGCCGGAAGCTCCGCCCGCGCCGGAAGCTCCGCCCGCGCCGGAAGCTCCGCCTGCGCCGGAAGCTAAGAAGATGGCGGCCCCTCGTCGTGTCGGTGTTCTGTTCCACGACGGCTTGTTGCCGCACCAGCGCCGCGCTTTCACCGTTTGGGCGCAGGCGAACCACATCAAGTACGAGCTCGTCGAAGAACCCGAGGTCTAAGTGCTAACACTACTTGCGTCGGCCGCACGGACAACGAGTGATAATTCTGGTTCGTTGTCAAGTGTTTTCAAGCATCCCGAGTTGGTCGAACGGTTATCGTTGTTTCTTGACGTTACCGCCGCGGCTACGGACGTTGGAGACACTTTGGACGTCTATCTCCAGACGACGCATGATGGCACTGTGTGGGATGACGTTGCGCATTTCACCCAAGTTCTCGGCAACGGCGGTGCCAAGCAATTCATCGCCGAATGGTTCCGAAACATGGCGCCAGAATCAGAGATGCACGCACCGCAAGACGCTGCTGTTTCAGCTGGCGTTGTGCAGGGCGGCAAGTTAGGCGTCGACACCCGAATCAAGTGGGTGATCGTTGACGGAGACGCTGACGGTTCTTTCACGTTCAGCGTGAAGGCTGACCCAATCTACAACCGCCGCTAAACGACGATGACTTTCACCTATAATGCGAGTCTCGCTTCAGAGCTCTTTCAGGTCCGGTTCCTGTTACAGGACACTGTAGACTCGACGGCGAGACCCGCATTATTGGACGACGGTGAAATCACGTGGGCTCTGTCCACCGAGTCGAACATTTACATGGCAGCCGCGATGTGCGCTGACGCGTTAGCGTCTCGATTCCGCGGAACCTCGAGGAAGAAAGTCGGCGACCTCGAACTGCATTACAGTGCTAAGATGTGGGATGACATCGCTGCGAAGCTTCGTGCTCGTGGCGCCGTAGATATGATTCCAACCGCTGGCGGCATCCTCATTGCTGACCGCGACGCTATCTGGGCAGACACGAGTCTGTTACGACCTTCGTTCTACTCGGGATTAGGACAGGATCCCACTCAGCCTTCTGACGGCACGCCGTATGTGAGTCCTGAAAGGGAGTCATAAATGGAGGCAGAGTTCCTTGAACTCATGTGTGACACCATTACTATCGCTCCGAGTAATGGTACTTTCACAGACCGCGGAAAAGCTAACACAGGAACTGTGGTTTCCTATCCTTGTCACATTGAGCCAATTAAGGGTGAAGAGATCATCCGGTCTCCTACAGGGCAAGAGCGTAAAGCTTCTTGGAAAATCTACGTTGGGACTACGTCCCGATTAGATCCTGAGGGGATATTGACTTTGCCCGCGGGATTTGAGCCACAGACACCTCCGTTCTATGCGATTGAGCGTAGAAGCGACCAAGTTGGCTCACATCATCAGGTTATCAAGGTTTGATATGCCAGTTGATGCTGAACTCTGTGAGTACCTCGAGGATGGCGCAATCGGTACTGTCGGTACTGACATCTTCGTTGGGTTCATGCCCGCCGGGGTTAACGGTATCGTGCTTACGACTTACCCGGGTGGAGCCCCAGAACAAACGTGTGGCTCTAACGGGTGGACTATAGAGGTGCCGCGTTTGCAATTGAGAGTGCGCTGGTCAGATGATGCGACCGCGATCTCAAAAGCGAATGCTTGTGCAGCCAGACTATCGGCTATCGCAAATCAAACGATTGAAGGTGTGTACTATCGCGGAGTGATGCTTCTTCAAACGCCAGGCCTGTTATATCGCGATGCTGACAACCTCGCGAATTACGGTTTTAACTTGGAAGCAGAGAAGGCACCGTCATGAGTGAATTCGTAAAGTGTTCAAAGTGTGGTCGTGTTCTCTTTACTGAGGACGCTGACGACAATGGCAACTGTGTCGGTTGCGCTGAAAAGGAACCGCCGAAAACCCCGGTGGTGCCTCCGGTGAAAACCGATGAGTAATGATCGTCACCTGCTGCTCCAGTCAACAGCGAATCGCCGCTTAAATGTCGGAAGCGGTCAACATCCGTTGCACTACTGGACAAACATTGATGCAAGTCCAAATGCGCTCGCAGACATCGTTCAGAGTGTGCCGCCGCTGCCATTCGCAGATGCTTCACTCGACGAAATCTACGCTGGGCACTTTGTTGAGCATCTAACACCCGAGGAGGCCGACGCATTTCTGCAGGAATGCTTCCGTTGCCTCACTCCCAACGGGAGAGTCGGTCTCCTCGTGCCTGACACTCGTGAAGTGATGAAGCGCTATCTTCGCGCTGACATCGACGAGATCGAATACCCACAAGGTGTTTGGCACCCTGTCGCTGATCTTGATTCAGTGTGCAGGATGTTTCTTTACAGCACCGTTCAAGAAAGCGGCCACAAGTGGTCGTATGACAGCCGCACTCTTCGTAATCTATTGGAGAGAAACGGCTTCAAGGTCACGCGCCCAATTGACCGTTGGAAAGACCCGCGTGTCGCATTAGGCGCGTGGTACCAGTGTGGCTGGGACGCTACCAGGCCATGAAGCGTCTTCTTTTCGTATGGTCATCGGCGGAGTTTTCGACGTGGGATGTCGCCCGCGGCTACATCAATGCCTTAAAGCGAACGGGCGACTACGACATCCGCGAATACAAGCTCTACGCCCGCCTCAAGTATCACGCTATCGCACTCGGAAAAAGAGCGGAGAACATCGCCCTCCTAACCCGAGTGGCATCAGAGAACATTGTCGTTGAGGCGATGAAGCACAGAGCTGACTCTGTCTTTATCGTATCCGGCATGGGGCTACATCCTGATGCACTTTGGCTTCTCCGACAGGCTGGTATCAAGGTAACGGTTCTGTTCACTGAATCGCCTTACAATGACGAACAGCAGAAGGAGTTTAGTGACGTCTACCCTGAGATGGCGTGTTTCACGAACGAACGCACGTCAGCGAAAAAGTTCAACTGGCGCTACTTAAAACACGCCTACGATCAGTTTATACACATACCAAAGATTGACAATGAGCCAGAGTATGATGTATTATTGATTGGAACGCTATGGCGTGAACGCCTTGAGTTTTTAGGCCAAGTGAACTGGACTGGCATAAAGCTCAAACTGATTGGCACGTGGGTTGCGCCGCCCATGCTTGAAGGCCATTCACTCGAACCTTTTTACGAAGAAGGTTGTGTGCACAATCATGAAGCTCCCGGCTATTACGGTCGAGCCAAGATCTGCATCAACCCGAATCGTGCTCATCCGACCGCGGAGTCTTTGAACCCGCGAACGTATGAGCTTTCGGCGTGTCAGTCATTTCAGTTGACTGACCACCGTGCAGAGTTGAGTGAGATCTTTGGCGATTTAATTCCAACGTTCAGTGACCCGAAAGACTTTGAAGCAAAACTCAGGTGGTGGCTCGCACACCCTGAGGCAAGAAAAGCGGCGGCCTTTGACGCTTTCAATAGCGTCCGGCCCCACACGTTTGATGCTCGTGTGACTGAGCTAGCACGAGCCCTTTAAGGAGATTTGACGATGGGTACCCTGCACGGCAAAGGCTCAGTACTTTACATGAGCGATGGCACCAACGCGGCGGTGCGGATCTCCGAAGCCGCGGAGTGGACGATCGACGTGGACTTCGACGAGGACCCCGACCCTGCACTGCAGGATTCGTGGGAGACGCGCCTGAAGGGGCTGAAGCGTTTCAGCGGTTCGTTCAGCGGCAACTTCGATGATGCGCAGGACGAACTGTGGGACGCTGAGATGGCCGACACGTCCGCGAAGTTCTACCTGTACCCGTCAGCAGCGACCGCGACCCGGTACTACTACGGGAACATCTGGCCCAAGGTCAGCGTGTCCGGCGGCGTGACTGGCAAGGAGACCTTCTCGGTGTCCTTCAGCGGCGACGGCCAGTTGGCGAAGAACCCGGCGTAAAGTCATGACGGCGTCCGGCCAAAAGGGAGAGCTGCTTGTTGGGTATCAGCGAGCGGCTCTCCTTGGTTCATGGCAGCTATCTTCAACGGTGAAAGCCGGCCAATTGAAGGTAAGTGTCACTGGCCAACTGGGTGAGACAAATCCTTTTTGGATTGAGCGCCGTCCTCTAACTCTGCGCTTAACACTCGGGCAGTTCGTTTGGGAATGGCCAAATGCAGCCATTAGACTGTTTGAGGACAACCGCACATTTGAGTTTCTCGCGCATACGAAGCCGGTGAAATTCCGATGTTAGACTTCACAATTCGTGGTGTACTTGAGACTAAGCGTACTCTCCGGAGTATCGCTGGCGACTTACCAGGGATTGCGCAAAAAGCAACACGGGAAGAAGTCACCGCTGTTGAATTGAAGGACGCTCAAACTCTCACGCCGGTGCGCACAGGGAAATTAAGAGGCACAGGTCGTGTAGTGGATTTACCCGGTGGTCGGATGGGTGTAAAACTCGTGTTTGGTGGCCAAGGCGTCGATTACGCGGCCATCGTTCACGAGAACTTACAAGTGTTTCACCCGAATGGTCAAGCGAAATTCGCAGAGACCGCGGTGCTCCGAAACATGCCGACTTTAGTCAACCGTGTAGCCAAGCGGATGTCTAAGTCTTTCAAATAGGCTAAGGAGTATCTACCATGGAAGTCGCAGTCGCAAGAAAGCGGATGTTCGTGAAGGCCAACCGGGTGCGCCTCACCATCTTTAGCGGTGAGCACTGGATCGACATCAAGGAACGCCTCACCATCGGCGAGCAGAAGGCCATCGACCACTCGGGAATCACGAGTGTCGCCACCGCCAACAAGACGAAGGGCAACCTTCAGCTCGACCTGGGCGAATTCAGTTTCGCGCGAGCGATGGCGTACATCCTCGATTGGTCGTTGGTTGACGACGATGAACCGACGAAACGCATCCCCTTCAATCGTGCAGCGCTCGAGGCGTTGTCACCTGAAGCCTTCGAGGAAATCGAGAACGCTATCTCGGCACACATCGAGTCGAGGGACGCCGTAAAAAAGACCCCGGCTGGCGAGACGGCGTCAAAGGCGAGCTAGTAATTTGCCGCTTTATGCGGTGGAGTTACGACGAGCTCCAGGCTCTGCCAGCCGAAGTACAAGACGTTTTGTTCGAGTTCATCGAAGACCAACAGAAAGCCGCTGAGGCCGAACGAGAACGAAGTAAGAGACGAGGTCAGCGTTAAACGATGGCTATTACTGCTGGCGAAATTGACATCTTAGTCCGTCTCAGAGATGAGGCGACTAATAAGATGCGCGATTTCGAGCGCACGATTAGCTTCGTTGACGCTGGCCTTGCGCGCATGGGTATAACTGGCGCTGGATTAGCAGCGACTATCGTTGGCGTGTCTGCTGCAGCTGCAGCCGCCGGCGCTGCCTTCCTTTACATGGTCGACCGAGGGAGTCAGGTCGAACAAGTTGCGCAAGCCTTTAGGTCACTAGGCGGAGGCGCTGAAGCTAGCGCTGAAACGCTTGCAGTTTTACGACGAGAGACTAAGGGTCTCGTCTCTGACCAGGACTTGATGGTTCGGGCGAACAACGCCGTCCTTCTTGGCATTGGCTTCACTGACCAGCAGATGGGCGAACTGTCAAAGACAGCCCTTGTGTTAGGCCGTGCGATGGGCGTTGGCCCTGAAAAAGCACTTTCTGACCTCACTCTCGCATTAGGTCGTCAGTCCTCAAGACTACTCGATAACTTGGGCATCATGCTCAAGAATGGCGAAGCGAACGTCGAATACGCCAAACGCCTCGGTAAGACCTCTGATGAATTAACTGACGCAGAGCGGCGAACTGCATTCATCACAATCGCGATGGAACGCATGGGCGCCCGTGTCGAACAGATGGGCGGCTTAGTCTTAACATCTGGTGATTCGATTTCAAAGCTGAAGATCGCAATGACGAATCTCACTGATGCGACCGCTAACTGGATTTCAACGTCGACACCCGTCGAATTCCTTTTCCGGAAGATCACGCAATCCGCAGAGACGTGGGAAGGTCTTTTACGCAATGGTGCACGCGGTGCGTTGTTAGCGTATAACCAAGTCACTGAAGAAAGCATCCCAAAGATCCATGGGCAAAAGAACGCGTTAGATAAAGCGAATGACGCGTTAGGCAAAGTGTCCTTAACTGAGGGCGAATACAAGAAGTTCTTGAAGGACACGACTGCCGCAGTTGACGCTAACGTAAAGGCGTGGGAAAGAAAGAATAAGGCACTCGACGAATTCGGGAGCTCAAAAGCGGTTTCTCGTGGCCGTGAACTCGTGCAGATGCTGGGTGACTTAGGTGGGCCACTGAAGCTCATGCCTGAGAAACTCAAGTCGATGGCCGATGAGTTCCAAAAGGCAGCAGAAGGTGCGGCTGCTTTAGGACAGTATGACTTGGCGATGCAGTTCAGCCAAATGGCTAAAACACTGCAGCCCTTAGTGATACTGCAACAGAAGTACGGGATTACGATGTTCGACGCAATCCCAGCGGCCGCAGACTTCACGCAAGAGATCCTCGAACAGAATACTGCTTTTGAAAAAGAAGCTGAGACCATTCATATTGGGGTTCTCCCCAATCTCATGGATCTCACTAAGGCGTGGGCCTCTTATCTCGATCTTGACTGGACACGCGCTGGTAAGAGAGAAACACCCGAGGCACCTTTTGAACGCGAAGGTAAGGCTGTAACCCAACTTCTTGGTGATATGACTCAAGCATTAAAGAGTCTCTCCAAGTTGTCAGAGGACGGTCTTGGCTCTGTCGCGCGCTGGTTGGGCTCTATCGTTTCGTCTGCAAATCTCGCTAATGACGCGACCGGCAACTTAAAATCCGGAATGCACAATCTTAAAGGCGGCGCTGGTGACGTTGCTGCTGGGATGCTGCAACTAGCCTCTGGAGCGTTAGCTGCAGCTGCTGCCTTAGATCAAGCAACACGCTCTGCGGACCGAGCCGAAGCATCCCTTGGCGGCGCTTCTGCTGGCGCACAAATTGGTTCAGCCTTTGGGCCTATCGGTACGATTATCGGTGCAGCTGGTGGGTTCCTCTTAGGCTTTGAGCGATCCTCGAGGAAGGCAAGAGAAGAAGCCCGACTGCTAGCGTTGCAGGTTTCAGAAGTTCAAAAGCGTATCTCTGATTTGATTCCTCCTGGCATCGACGCCGGCGAGATGTTCAAGGAACTTGGGTTGTCGGTTGTTGAATTTGGCACCGGCGGCATGCCCGAGTACTTAGAGAATCTTAAGAAGTTCGCAAGCGAATTTGAACGCAAACTCGCTGAAGCAAAACAGCGCATCGCTGATATGAAAGCGGAAATCGCCGCTGCTGAAGGTGAACTGACGACGTTGCTCGGCACTGCCAAAGATATGGGATATATCTTTGACCGTGAAGGCAACTTAATAAGTGTTCGCTTTCAGGATATGTTAACGAAAGCGAAAAAATACGGCATCGACTTAGCTTCGTTAGGACCGTCGTTTCAGTCAGCACGAATTCACGATGCTGCTCAGACGATTATCAATGACTTCACTCTTTTAACTAGGGGTGGCGCTGACGTTGGTGGAGTGCTGCTCGGCATGAGTGGCCAGATAAGCAAACTCGTGCAAGACTCCATCAAATTCGGTGTAGAGATCCCGGCTAACATGAAGCCGTGGATTCAGTCATTAATTGATGCTGGAAAGCTAACGGACGAGAACGGTATCAAGATCACTGATATCACGAAGATCAAGTTTGGTGAACCGGTGAAGACCGAATTTGATATCATCCAGAGCGCGGTGAAAGACCTCGTTGCGAAGATCCAAGAACTCATCGACAACTTAGCTCGACACTTAACTCCTGCGTTAGACACAGCAACCCGAGACCGAACTATTAATGTTGGTGTCGTCGTCAATGACCCTGGCGGTGTCTTAGACGGCAACGGCAACATCAACGTCGATGTCGGTAGTGGAGACCGTGAGCGTTCTAGCGGTACCTACGACTTAAACGGTGATGGCCGAGACGAGAACGGCTACTCCGTTGGTACGCTGGGTCGGTTTGGTAGATTCTTCCATCAGTTCAAGCCTCAAGGTGAACAGGTAACTGTCCACGGCGATGAGGCGATTGTGCGACGCGATCAGACGGACGAGTTCGTAGAGCAGTTCGGCGGCGGTGCTTCTTCTAAAACAAGTGCGGCCGGAGTCTCTGCCCTGCTTCGTGAATTCCAAGGTGTTCGTCGTGATTTGAAGACGATGCCTATCGCTATTCGCGACGCGATCATCTTGTCTGGGGCTGGCTAATGAGTCAGGTCGTCCCAACTTCAATCGAGATACAGGCAGCTTTATCGCCAGGTGTCTTCACGACAATTCAAGAAGTGCACATGCGCGCGGCACCAATTGAAGTGCAATACGGCATCTCAGGCACCGGGCCGATGGACCGGGTAGCGTCAACAGGCAGCATGACTTGGGCGCAAAAGAACTACGCCCGAGTGGCTGGTGGGGCACCTACGGACTTGGGTCTGTGGATGCCTGGGCATGTGAATTGCACAGTTGGCTGGGAAATAGGAATCGAAATCCGACTTGCTATCACTTATGGTGGCGTCACTTATTACAAGTTTCGTGGACGCTTAGCCGACGTTGTACCTGATACGGGCGAATATGGTCGACGAGCGGTTCTCTGTGTAGCTTACGATTGGATTGATGAAGCCGCAAGTTCTTTTATACGAAACATCGTTATCCAAACGAATAAGCGTGCTGACCAACTGCTAACGACAATTATCGCTGAAGCAGAAAATCAGCCAACGTCAACGAGCTTTGATACCGGCATAAGTACCTTCGCATACGCCCTCGATAATGTTGAAGATGAACGGACTTCTTTGCTTGCCG